GGGGCCCGCGTCACCGCCTCGAGGAGGCCAAAGCCTTTGCCAGTGCGGCTTCTAGGTTCCTTCCGAGGTTTCGGGAGGCCACCTTCGAGACCGTTGGAAAGACTTCCCAGCGGGGCTCCACCTTCACGGAGTTCTCCAGATTGTAGAGGCCCACCAGATCGAATCTATCCGCTCCCCTCTTCGTCCTGGCCACGATGCGGGACACGCCTCCGGATTCGATCACGAAGGCCTTGGCCCTGCCCTTCCCTCTATTGCCGCGGCCACCCATGGAGCCAGCCAGAGCCGGGTCGGTGGCTCCTGCATTTTTGAGGAGGTTCCGAGGGTAGAAACCTGGACGGACCTTTCCAGATGCCGAGCGTCCACGGGTCAGGGTGTCACCGGTAGGGACGCCCATGGCCTTCCCGCTCTGGCTGGTCTTCGTTCCACCGAATTCGTGAATTGCCATCCATGCGTCCAGATGGATGACGCGCGCCTCCTGGATTGCCTGCCTCTTGGATGCTTTCTCCACACGGAAGCCGCGGGTGGACCTCTGGCTGCGCAGGTCGAAGCGGTTGGGCATATCCTCGACCAGGGCGGCCTTGGCCTGGAAGGCGGTTTCGTTCAAGGCCATGGCCTGGGCAAAGGGGAGGTTGTCACGCTGCAGCCTGGAGAGGGCCTGGAGGGTGTTCCCCATGTTGATGGTGGCCGTATTTCTTGCCATGGTCTTCTCCCTTTCTTTTGCCCTGGGAGGGCCCTGGAAGGCGCGCACGCCCTCCGGGGATCCTCCGACAGGGTCTAGGCCTCTTCCTGGCCGTCCTCCTGCCCCGCTTCGCCCGCGTCCGGCGTTTCCGGGCTCGTGCTGCGCAGCTCCCACAAGATAGGCCACTCGATCAGGTCCCCGCGTTCGTTGCGCGCCTTGACCAGGTGGGGCAGGTCCTTGTCCTGGGCTGGGTCCAGATCCTTCTCCAGGTCGAAGGTGTAGGTGTAGCGATCCACGCCGGCCTTGACATCGTAGGCCCTGCCCACCTTGATCCCCACCAGGGTGGCTGGGAAGACCAGCTCCTCCGGGCCCATCTGGATGGAGAGCGTCACGGGGGTCCTGGTGTCCAGGGTGACCACCCTCCAGGGTGTGGTCTCCCCCTGGAAGAGAGCCAGGACGGCATCGGGGCCCACAATTAGGGTCTTTGCCCAGGCGTCCAGGACGGTCTGGTCATCGCCGTGGGAGGTGAGGCGCACGCGGAGAGCCTGGACGGCGCCCCGCCTTTCCCGGTTCTTCGTGCGGAAGTCCGTCAGGAGGGCGGGGATGTGTGTTTCCGTGAACATCGGAGGGTTCCTTTGCGATGAGGACGGAGGCGTCCTCCTGGTGGGTGGCCGGCAGGGCGCCGGCCATGTAGTGGGCCAGGAAGAGGAAGGCCTCCTCCAGGTCCTTGGAAATCAGGACCGCGTGCCCCTGCTGCTGCAGGAAGGCCTTCCAGTCCTTTTGCTCCTTCGAGGGTTTCCCCTTCGCGCTTTTGAGCTCGATCCAGGCGGACACGAATCCGCCCCGCGGGATGGGCAGGAGGAGGTCGGGCACGCCCACCTGGCCGCCTTCCATCTTGATCCGGACGGCTGCCCGGATGGGACGGGAATCCCCGTTCGGGATGGCCAGGAGACGGAGGGCTCCGGTCTCCTCGAATTCGGGCCCTGCCAGCTCTGGGAAGCGGGGGACCAGCTCGAAGCGGACCCGCTCAATCAGCTGGCATTGGAGGAGGTGCTCGGGGCTCTGCCTGGCCACTAGACGGGGATCCTGGTCAAAAGGGACAACACGCGGACGAAGAGATCAAAAGCGAAGAGGCCGGAGGCCAGGGAGCCCAGGGCCACGGTGAGGATCACCCACCCGCGGCCACCGAAGACTTCGGAAGCGTTCCCCAGGATCAGGGCCATGGCCGTTGGCAGCGCGCAGGATGCCAGGGCGATGAGCTCGAGGAAAATTTTCAGGACCTGCATGGTCTGGGCTCCGTTCTGGATGGTGCCTCCAAAGTATAGCCCCGAAAGATTTCTTCCGTGGGAAAGAAATTTCCCCAGGTACAGAAAAACAAAATATCCCGCGTCTTTTATTTTTCTCTGTAGATAGGCGCGCAATGGTACAGAATTGCTCCGTGAAACGGTGTTCCGCAGGAACCTTGTAGATTGTTCGACAACAAATAGACAAGAGCAATATATAGATGAAAAGTGTTCTTTTTGTTCCTCTCCCGTGCGCATGATGCGCAGGCCAGCGGGGGCGCGCACCCGCGCGGGAGCGCGCACGCGGGCGCCCGTGCGTCCCTGGGTGCGCACGCCCACGGACGCGCGTCCACGGGGGCGCACGCCCGCGTGTATGGGTGTGCGGGCGTGCGCCCGCCCGCGTGCGTGAAATAAGGCGGGGCCATCCGTTTGTCAAGTGTCGAAATTTCGGACCCCATGTCCAGGAGGGAAAGGCCAGGGCTGCCAGCCTGGCCATGGTGTGGAAAGTTTGTTGCTTTTTTCTGTGAGGGGCCTATCTTTGGGATTCACCCTTCACCTGGAGCCCCGACATGGTCCGATCCTTCACCTACACGCCTCTGGCAGAGCTCACCCTCGAGTGGGCCACGAAAGCCACGGGAGCGAAATCAAAAAACTCCGCTTTCGAGCCCATCCTCCTGGTGGCTCTGGATGCCCTCCTGGACCGAGAGCTCCCCCAGGCCATGCGGGAGGAGGGGGAACAGCTGCGCAGGCTCTGGACGGCTGCCAGGGATGCCACCCAGACCGCGCGGGACATCCTGCAGGCCCGGGACATTTCGAGCATGAAGGCGCCGGGAGCATGAGCGGGGCGGATTACCATTACAGGGACCACTTCGAGGACATGGAGGCCCTGGTGGAGTCCCGCGGGCTCTTCTGGAAGAACGGATCCGTGCGAAATGCGACACGGCGCCCCGTCCCTCTGCAGCGAATTTTCCAGGAGTGGATTGGATCGTACAAAAAGAGCCTCCCGCCCCTCACCCCGGACCAATTTGAAGAGCTCATCCTCGAGATCACCCAGGAGGGCAGCCAGCCGGAGGGCGAATTCTTCGAGACCCCCGAGGCCTTCGTGGACGCGGCTCTCCAGACCTGCCCCATCCGCTTCGAAATCTCCCTCCGTGCCTGGATCGGCCCAGGCGGCCGGCCGTGCACCTACAAACAGCTGGAGGACGCGGTCATGCTCCAGTATTACCAATACCGGCTCACCCGGGAGGGGCTCAAGTGGGTGGACCGTCATGTCCAGCTCGCTCTTCAGGAGAGGTATGATTCCTGTGAAGCGGAGGAGCGGATCAAGCTCCGGACGGTGATCCCGTTCGACCCGGCCATGGAGGAGAGCTCCCAGTCCTGCCTCCGGTGGGTCCTGGGTGAAGTCCTGCAGGCGGAGGACCCGGACCTATGCACGGAGGTCTTCCGACATTGGCTATGGCAGGTCAAACGGTACGCCCTGGGGATGTCCGTGGCCGAGCCCATTATGGTGAATCTCCGCGGCCTGCAGGGGTGCGGAAAGACGCAATTCGTCCGGATGCTGGCCAATTGCCGCGGGCTTTTCCGGGGCTACTTCCTGCCCACCACCCTGGACGCCGTCCTGGACGGAAGAGAGTCTCACCGATGGGCTGGGTCCCTGGTCTGCTTTTTTGACGAGCTCGTGGTGAACCGCTCCGGCGATGACCGGGAAATGGGCCGCATGGTGGCGGGCTTGAAACAGCTCCTCACCGCGGAGACGATCACCTGGAGAGAGTTGGGCAAACACACGATCAACAATATCCCCCGGACCTTTTCAGCTATCTCCGCGTCCAACGGCCACCTGGCCGATATTATCCGGGACGAGACCGGGATGCGCCGTTTCTTCGAGGTGGTCATCCAGCGCGAGGAGCCCATGTCCTACACCGAGCACGCGGAGGTGTTCGGGGACCTGGACCAGGAGCTGGGCAGCCACCCCGAGGGGGCCATGGATCCCCTGGTCATCTGGCAGGGCATTGATGAACGGCGCCCCCAGGGGTACATCGTGGGAGAGGTGAAAGACCAGGTCCGCGCGGTCCAGGCCACCTACCGGAAGAAGGACAATCTGGAGTGGATCCTCGAGACCGCGGAGTCCGACCTCCAGCGCCCGGTCCTCCGAGAGCTGGACCCTCTCCTCTATGAGGCCATCGAAGGCCTCCAGACCGCGGCCGAAGTCCAGGCCCATCTGCGGGGTCTGAACGATAACCCCTACCGCCTCGTGACCGCCTTCCAGGTGGAGAAATCCTTCCGGGACTGGATGCGGGAGTATATCCCGGAAATGGTCCGATACATCCCCAGCCGGGAGAACCTCATCTCCTCCCTGGAGCAAAAGGGCTATCCGGCGCTGCGGATCAAGGCCCGCGTGTTCTTCGTGGTCTGGGAGAACTACACCTCCTTCGATGGCTTGCAAGATGATTCCCCGATCTAACCCGTCCACCTTTCGACACCTGGAGGAAGTTTCCGCCATGCCTGAATCCGTCCGACCCGTCACCCTCCACCAGGACCTCGGGGTCCATCCATGCCAGAAGGTCACCGTGCGGGCCACCCTGGTGACGCCTGGGGGCGCCGTCTTCGTCTCCCAGAACCACACGCGGGCCCTGGCCGCGGATGGCTGCCCGCGGAGCTCCTATCCCCACGGGGAGGGGTACCACCTTTGCCGGGAGGTTTGCCGGCAGGAGGGCCACGCGGAGGAGAATGTCCTGGCCATGGCAGGAGAGCGCGCCCGCGGGGGTGTCATCTTCCTGGAGGGCCACTGGAGGGTGTGCGATGGCTGCCGGCGCGCGTGCGCAGCTGCAGGGGTGGCCGTCTTCGTGCACGGGTCCGGCCTCTCCTCCCTGGTGGAGGGTGAACCGTGACACGGGACATCTATTCCGAGACCGGGGAGTGGGGCGCCCTCCTGGGTGATTGCCTGGACCGGGTGGGAGAGCTGCCGGAGGGGTGCGCCGACCTGGTGGTGATGGATCCGCCCTATGGGATCATGAAGGGGGTCACAAACATGGCGGCCTGGGAGCCCGGGGCCATGGACTGGGATGACGCCATCCCGCCCGCGGACCTCCTGGCCATGACCTCCTACCTCCTCCGAAACAACGGGAAGGCGGTCATCTTCTCCCAGGAGCCCTACACCTCCCGGTTGACCGTGTGTCGTGAGAATCCGAGCCTCCCGTACTCTTACAGGTGTGCATGGAAGAAAGACAAGCCGGGGGTCTGCCTGGGAGCCAAGAAGGCCCCCGTGTCCTATCTGGAAGACATCCTGATGTTTTCGAAGATCCACCCCAAACACGACAAGGAACGCCTGGACCCTTCGCGGGCCTACTTTCGTCAGATTGTGGAATATATCGGAAAGAGTACAAAGGAGATCATGGCCCCATTTGGGCACCGGAGACATGACCACACCCTCCGCCACTCATCCGAACAATTCCTCCTATGCAGTGAGGCCTTGTATCTGGATCTAGTATCCCAATATGGGCTCGAATCCATGCCGGGATTCACCCCATGGGGGGAGTTGAACATTCAGTCTAAGGCTTACCGTGCGGAGCTAACCCGCTCCATGAATGAGGATTTCCCGTCCGTGTTCAATCTCCCGGAGGGCGCGAAATCGAAGTCCAACGTGTTCGAATATCCGAAGGACCCGGGAGGATTCCACCCCACCCAGAAACCCGTGGCCCTCCTGGAGGATCTCATCCAGACCTTCTCCAGGCCCGGGGACCTGGTCGTGGACTTCACGGCCGGCAGCTTCTCCACCGGCGTGGCGGCCTTGCGCACGGGGCGCCGTTTCGTGGGAGTGGAGCGGGATCCGGGTTTCTTCGAAATCGGGGTCCGGAGACTGCAGGAGCTCGAGGCGTGAAGATGCCTTTCCAGGGCTGCCAGGGATGCGCGCGCCGGCGCGCCCGCCTGGTGGCCTGGCTTGATACCATCCGGCAGGCCGTGGGGCTCGAGCCCCGTCTCCCTGCCTCACCAGAACCACCCACCCAGGAGCCCTCCCTCCATGAACACGACACGAAATAGACCAGAGCCCAGGACCGCCACGAAGGCCAGCCCAGAGGAGCTCCGGGCCTTCCTGCAGGGCCGCGGCCCTTGCGCCTTCCTGGACTTCGAATTCAATCATTCCCAGGATCCCCTCGTGAACCTGGTCTCCTGCTCTCTGCAGTGGTCGGACCCGGAGGGGAACCTCTCCGAGGTCTCCGAGTGGTGGCTGCACCATGACCAGGAAGCCCAGGCGGACCTCCGCGGCGCCCTGGAATGGATGCGGGACCAGGGGACCACCCTGGTGGGCTATGGCATGGCCGCGGAGGCCCGCTCCCTGCAGGCCCTGGGCCTGGACCCCCACTCCTTCCCCATTGTAGACCTCTATGCGGAGTGGAGGCAGCTCACCCACAACAATGTCGCGTGCGAGTACGGGACGATTTTCCTTGCCAATGGCTTCCGGAGGTTCTCCACCCCTCCCAGCTTCGACAAGAAAAAAAACACGGGTTGCCACACGAAGGTCGGGATGGGCCTCACCGCGGCCGTGGGCCAGGTCTTCGGGGTCTATATCGACAGCGTCCACAAGACGGCCATGCGCGACCTGATTCTGGAGGACCGTCCGGTCTACACCCAGGAGGAGCGCGCCTCCATCATGTCCTACTGCTCGAGCGACATTTACCACCTCCCGGACCTCTTCCGCGCGCTCCACCGGCGCCTGAAACAGGCCACGCGGGGGCAGATGACGGAGGAGGAGATCAAGCGGGCCCAGGGCCTCCGTGGGTCCTATATCGCCTCCATTGCGAAGATGGAGGCCGTAGGGTTCCCCGTGAATAAGGCCCAGATTCTGGCCCTTCGGAAGAATTACGACAAGGCCCGGGATGAGATCATCCAGGACCTGGTGGACAATTATTTCCCGTTCTTCGTCCGGCAGAAAAAGAACCAGAAGGACCTCCTGGGGGAGTGGGTGGACAAGTATTCCGCCTTCGTCCAGTTCGTCACGGACCGCGGCCTCCTGGCCAGCTGGCCCAGGACGGTGGACGCGGACACGGGGAAGACCACGGACCGCCTCTCCAGGGAGGACAAGGTCCTCTCGGGATATGACGGGATCAAGGAAATCCACGCCTATCGGCAGGCCACGAAGTTGCTCAATCAATTGGGCTGGTTCCGGGAGCCGGACGCAGGCAAGAGGGCAAAGGAAGGGGACTTCCTGGATTCCATCGGCAGCGATGGCCGGCAGCGCGCTTTCCTTGGGCCCTACGGGACCCAGACGGGGCGCAACGCTCCGAAGGCCTCCAGGTTCATCCCTGCCATGTCCAGCTGGCTCCGGTGCCTCATCCAGCCGGAGGACGGCTGGGTGATTTGCGGGATAGACTGGGCCTCCCAGGAATTCGGGATCGCCGCGGCCCTCTCCGGGGACCCGTCCATGCTCGAGGCCTACCGGTCCGGGGACCCCTACCTCTATTTTGCCAAGAAAGCCGGCGCCGTCCCACCCCATGGGACGAAGGCGGAGTATAGCACGGAAAGAGACCTTTTCAAGGCCACCACCCTGGGCCTCCAGTACGGCATGGGGAAGGACAAACTGGCCGTCAAGCTCACGGTGGACACGGGGCGCCTGGTCACGGTGGAGGAGGCGGACCGCTTGATCCAGCTCCACAAAAAGGTATATCCCACCTATTGGAAGTGGCTCGACAGGATTTCCGACTACTACGAAAAAAAGAAGGTCCTGAAACTTTGGGACGGCTGGTGCCTCCTGGGGGACAATGACAACTTCCTCTCCGTTCGAAACTTCCCCACCCAGGGGACGGGGTCCTCCATGATGCGGGAGGCCATCCGGCGCGCCCATGAAGCGGGTCTCCATGTCGTGACCCCTCTCCACGATGCCAACTACATCTTGTATCGGCCGGACACCCAGCCGGACGCGCCGGACATCCTGGCCCGGTGCATGGACGAAGCGGTCCAGGCCATCCTGGGGGACAAAATTCAGATCCGGCAGGACCGCGCGCTCCATGAGTCCGGCCACATCTGGGTGGAGGCAAAGGGGCGGAAATATCTGGAAATGTTGGGGAAGTACCTCGAGCCCATGGACTCAAAGGAGGACCAGAAAAACCGCCTCCTGGAAACAATCTTCGCCCCACGAAAGAAAACGCCTTGACGGTGAGACCATTAAACGGCTATACTTTGGGAACACTCAAACGAGGAGCCGACAATGGACCGCAAGACCTACCTGAACCGCTTCACCATCCGACAGCTCCGCATCCATGGACGCAAGTCCGGGGTGCTCATCCTGCAGAAGTGGAACAAGCCGGAGCTGGTGGCCGCCATCGTGAAGGCGGGGAAGTGATGGGCACGCCCACCGCCACCGTCACGGTGAAGAACCCCGCCCACTGCCTGGCCCTCCAGGCGGACGGGCGGTCCATTGGATGCGGGAGCACGCGGGCCTTCGGATGGAAGCGCGAGAACGAAGTGACCGCCACCGACCGGGCCGCCTTCCGCGTGGTGATCCGATGAGCTACACGGACGCGCTGGTCCTGGGTGTCCTGGGAGGCGTGCACCTCTTCCTCTTCCTGGTGGTGACCGCGGCGGGTGGGTACGCCTTCCAGGAGCTCATCGAGATTCGGCGGAAGGAGCTGGCCGGCCGGGTTCTCCCGCGGGTCCTGGGCCTCCTGGCTGCCCTGGCCTTCCAGTTCATCATCCTCATGAGCGCCATTTCCATCCTCTCGAGGACCCCATGACCGCCTTCCATGCCACCACCGGGCCAGAGTTCGCCCGCCTCATCCGGCAGCACGCCGGGACCGCGTGCGTCCTCCGCTTCGGGAACCTGGTCATGACCTTCCGGGAGGTCTCCGCCTTCGACCGTCTCGAGTTCCACGCGCGTCTCGGACGGGTCACGGACTCCGCGAAATCCAAGAGGAGCTGGTGGCGGGGGTGTGACCTCATCCAGGCCGAAGGCAGGAAAGCCAAGGTCCCCATGGCCTCCCAGTTCAAGAGCTGGGAGGAATACCTCCAGACTATGCACCAGAGCCGGGACTGGTTCTCCAAGTACATCGAAGACCTGGCCAAAGAATGGGACAAGATGCCCCGGAAGGCCTGGCCACGAATCTGAATTTCCCGGAAGGGGTCCCAGGTGGGGCCCACTCCCTCCACCCGGGGAAGAGCTGGCAGGCCGATGAGGCAGCCCGCGAAGACCTCCCCGGGTCCCTTTCTCACCCCACACGACAGGACGACACCATGAGCAAAATCACCCTCCACATGGCCAGGAAATCGGAGCTCCTGCTGCTGCAGCTCCTCCAGTCCCTGGGCTCCGGTCTCCACTGGAAACCGAAGGACCCCATGGTCTTCCTCCTCCGCGGCCCCGTGCCTGGGGACCTCTACCTCTTCGCCACGGACGGGGTCTCCCTCCGCGTCCAGCGGATCCAGCTTTTCAGGAGCCAGGAGTCCCTCTGGAAGTGGCAGGACGGCCACGGCGCCCTCCCGCTCTCCTCCCTGGCCGCCTGGGTGGAGATCGAGGACGAAGACGCGGAGAACCCGCTCGAGTTCGACACCCTCACCGAGCGCCCCCTGCAGCTGCAGGAGGTCCGCATGAAGCGACAGGGTCCGAGGAAGGACTGGGAGTCCGACTGGATCCACGCGGACCTCCAGGCCGCGGGAGTGGCCACCCTCCTGGACCGCGGGACCTCCCACATCCGCCCCTTCCCGGACTCCTTTCAGTCCTGGCTCATCCTCCTCCGCCCCCAGGTCATGACCGCCTTTGCTGCCACCTTCCCGGAGGAGCTGGCCCCGTCCATGGTCTTCGTCCCCGAGCCACAGGTGGACACGGTGGACCCCAAACTGGGGACCACCTGGGCCAAATACTGGGCTTTCAATGCGGTGACCCTCGAGCCCCTGGGGGTGGTGATGGGTGTCCGCGCGCGGGAGCTGGTCCAGAAAATCACCCCAAAAAAAGGGACCTAAACGGTCACCCTTTCGCTATACTTCCAAAGGTCTGGCCGGGTTTGTCCTACCGGCTGGAATCCCTTCCATACCACCAGGACCGGAGAATGAGCAAATGTCTTTTGCAGCACGCGCCAAGGATTACAAGGATAACGGGGGCGCCTTCGTGTTCCCGGAGGCAGACTATTCCGCACGCCTCAAGGGCTGGGAGTTCAAGCTCTCGAAAAAGAAGTCCCCCATGTTCGTCCTGGAATTCAAGATCACGGACAAGGGCGCCTTCCGCGGGAAGATCCTCCGGGACCGGACCGTGATCTCCCCGAAGGCAGAGTGGCAGCTCGACCGCCTCCTGGCCTACCTGCAGGATTCCGGGATCGACTTGAACGGCCTCTCCGACACGGACCCGGAATTCCAGGACATCCAGGACTGCCTGGACTTCCTCGAGTCGGAGGCCCAGAATGTGAAATTCCACCTCACCCCGGACAAGGATGACAAGAGGTATTACAATCTCAAGTTCTTGGAGGTGGAAAAGGTGGCAGGCGGTGAAGCCACCACCCGCGTGGCGGACCCGGACGATCTGGAGGAAGGCCAGCCCGAAGAGGAAGGCCAGCCCGAAGGTGGCGAGGACCTGGAGCCCGAAGCGGAAGCCCCTCCGGCTCCCCCGGCTCCCCCCGTGCGCCGTGCTGCCCCCGTGGCAGCCCCGCGTGCTGCAGCCCCGGCCGCGGCTCCGGCTGCAGCTCCGGCAGCCCGCCCCGCCCCGCGTCCTGCAGCTGCCCCGGCAGCCGCCCCCGCGGCCGAAGGTGCGACCACCCGCGCCCGTACTCCCTGGAAGCCCCCCGCCCGCGCCTGATAGGTTCGTGCACCTGGGCCAGTCCACTCCCGGGCTGGCCCTTCCTTTACCTCTTGGAGACCCTCATGAATCCGAAAAAGACCCCTCTGCAGCTTGCCGCCTTGAAGATCGTCCGCGCGCACCTGGACCCGGACACCTTTGGCCAGAACCTCCAGGCGGACCTCGAGTCCATCCGGAAGGTCCTGGCCTGGTTCCGTGACCCGGCCGGGTCCGTGAACCTGCAGCACATCCCCAGCCCCCACGGGACGGCGCCCCTCCTGGCCTCGAATCCTTACCGGCTGGGGGCCCTGCTCACCCAGCGCCCGGCGCCGGCCGGAGAGGTCCCCGCCTTCATGTACCCCGTGCCCGGCCAGCCCTGCCGGCTCATCGGAAGCCCCGAAGGTTTCAAGGTGGAGGACGGGACCCTCTGGAACGAAGAGGATGGCCGATGGATGGCCGCGGATTCCCGGGTCATGGTGAACACGCCCGAAGGCGTGACCGTGCTCACCCTGGACGCGGAGTCCTTGATCTCCTGGACGGAGAAGAGCCCCGTGGATCCCTCCCAGGCGGAGGTCCTGGTCATCCTCGAGAACATGGAGGCCCACATCCTGGACGCTATCCGGCAGGCCCAGGAGCTCGAGAAAGGATCCGACCGTGTCGAAGTTTGACCCCATCGACAAGGCAGAGCATTACAACAGCCACCCCAGTGGGGTGGAGTGCGTGGAGATTGCCGAGTGGTTCCCGGGCCTCATGTTCAACGCCTGGAAGTACCTCCACCGGCAGGATCACAAAGGGACCCCGCTCAAGGACCTGGAAAAGGCCCGGTACTATGTCAAGCGGGAGCGCCGGCGCCGCGGCATCCTTGCGCGCCGCGGCCAGGTGGAGGCGTTCTTCTGCCCCGTCTCCCTGCCCGGCCGGGTCTCCAGGTTCATGGCCCATGAAAGCGGATTGCGGCGGGAGCTCTTCTCCGCCCTCTGGTCCGCGGTGAACCGCACGAACGAAACGGCCCCACTCCGGGACGCCGAGGTCCTCCTGGACCGCTTGATCCTTGACGCCACGAAGAAAGGGACCCCGTGAAGATCCTCGAAATCCACATCCAGAACTACAAGAAAATCGAAGTCCTGCACCTCATCCTGGACGGGAAGTCCTTGAAGGTTGCCGGGACCACGGGGCAGGGGAAGACCACGGCCATCTCGGCCTTGTGGGATGTCCTCGAGACGGTGGGGGATCCGATCCGCAACGCGGGGAAGGGTCCAGGCGCCAAGGCCTCCGTGTCCGTGGTGGTGGGGGAGCCGGGGAACCGCTTCGTGGCCGAAAGGACCTACAAAGCGGGGGAGACCAAAATCACCATCCAGAGCGAGGACAAGAAGAAGAAAGTGACCGCGCGGGACTTCCAGACCTGGGTCTCCTCCCTGGCCGTGAACCCCCATAAGATCATGAACATGAAACCCCAGGAACAGACGGCCACGCTCCTCCGAGCTGCCGAGGTTCCCGAGGGCGTGGACCTGGACCAGATTGACGCGGACCGGGCCACGGCCCACCAGGCGCGCGAAGATGCCCGAAAGGACAAGACACGCCTGTCCGAAGAAATCGGGATCAAGCCCCGGGAGGTCCAGCCCCTGGACATCCAGGCCACCCTGGACGAATTGACCCAGCGACAGACGGAAGGCGCCGCGGCCGTCCAGGAGCTCGAGCGGCTGGACGCCGGGATCCTGGCAGCCAAGGAAGTCCACGCGGACCTGCTGCGCCGCGTGGCGGAGGCCTGCGCCCGCGTGGACGCTCTGCAGGAAGAGCGGGAGCCCGTGGCCGAATGGATCCGGGAAAATGTCGATCCGGGGCGGGAGGATGAGCTCCGGAAGGACCTGGCCCGGGCCCAGGAGATCAACGCGGAGGCCCAGCTCTGGACCACCTGGCAGGAGCGCGCCGCGCGCCTGGAGGAGGCGTCCCTCCGCTTCACCGAGAACGACCTGGCCGTGAAGGCGTGCGAGGCAGCGAAGCGGGCCGCGGTGGAGGCCATCCAGTGGCCCATCGCCGGCCTCTCCGTGGTGGACGGGGTGATCTACTTCCGCGGGGTCCCCCTGGACCAGGCGGGGGAGTCGGAGAAGCTCCTGGTGTGCGGCGCCCTGGCCGCCCACGAGATCGGGAAAGCCCCTCTCCGCGTGGTCCGCCTGGACGGGGTGGAGGCCATGTCCGCGGAGGACTTCCAGACCCTGGAGGCCATCTTCGAGGAAAAGGACATCCAGGTGCTCTCCTCCCGCGTGACCCGCGGAGACCTCGAGGACGGGGAAATCTGCATCCACGAGGGAACCGTCTACAATCCCGGGGCGCCCGCGGATGACGACTACCACGGGGAGTTCGCCCGATGAGCACGCCCCGGACCTTCCGCCTCTCTGGGGGAAAGTACACCATCCAGAACGACTCCGGACGCCTTACGGCCACCAGGAACGGGGAGGCATGGCCCGCGGGTGACGCGGCTCTCCTGGGGGACAACCTCTCCCTGGCCCTGGTTCACACCCTGGAGCAATTGGAGGACAAGCTCCACCGCCTCCACGCCCTCATCGTGTGCGCACCTATCGCAGACCCTTCTGAAATTTGCTCCACCGCTTTCGACATCCTCGAGGAGCCCATCCAATGATCGACCCCCATATCCTCCGCGGGGCCCTCTCCGTGGAATCCCTGGACACCCTTTCCCCCGCGGGAATCTACTACCGGCCCTGCAGCGTAGGCCGTGACGGCCATCCCACGGGGACGGAGGGGGATTTCTTCCAGGTCTACCACCTGGACCAGACGGAGGCGCCCTGCGCGTCCCTCCTGCCCTGGTCCGCTCCTCTGGACGGAAATATCTATCCGAAGGGCTCCACCGGGACCGCGGGCGTGGACTTCGACCCCCGCTTGATCGGTGGGCCCTGGTTCCCCATGGCCTTCGTCCCGCGGCCTCCCGCGTACCTCCACGCCACCATCCCCGGGGTCCGCTCATGAAGCGCCTGGTGGTGGACTGGTCCGTCCTCATGCACATGAATTGGCATAAGATGAGGAGCCCGAATTTCCAGGCCCGGACCGGCCTGGAGGTGGCGGAGTTCGCCCGCTTGATCGTGGGCCATGCCCTCTATCTGGTGGAACGCATCCAGCCGGATGAGCTCATCCTGGCCGTGGACGCCTCACCCAATTGGAGGTCCGCGGTCTACTCCCGCTTCTACGATCACCGGACGGAATTTTCCCGGTACATCGGGAAGGAAGGGGAGCGGATCTGGGTGGTCCAGTTTGACCGGAAGACCTACCTGGTCAAGTACCGGCCGGACATGGACCGGTGGGTCTATGAGAAACAGACAAAAGCCGGCGTCAAGGAGCTGGACCTGGGGAACCTCGAGGCCTGGGAGCCCTGGTCCATGGAAGTGGCGGAGAACCGCGCGGCCATCCGGACCCTGGAGGACTGGCCCGCCCTGGAGCATATCGTCCCGAAGTACAAAGGGAACCGCGCGACCTCCCGGTGGGAATACGAAACCCCCAAGGAGGAATTCAAGGCCCTGGGAGCCCATCTGGCCTTCAACCTTGCCCCCGTCCTGGGAGGGGTGGCCGTCCAGGTTGCCCTTGCCGAGGGGGACGACATCTGCGCCGGGTTCGTGGGGATGCACGCGGACGGAGACGAGACCGTCCTGGTCTCCATTGACTCCGACCTCCACCAGCTGCTGGCCACCTGGCCGGACTTGCGCATCTTTGACCCCCGCCTCCACCGGTGGATCGACAAGAGCCCGGAGGCGGCCCTCTACGATCTCACCCACAAGATTCTCACCGGTGACAGCTCCGACAATATCGCCGGGGTGGGCCTCACCGGGGCAGCCTCCACCCTGGGGGATAAGTCCGCGGCCACGGTGATCTCGGACCACGGAGGACCGGAGGCGGTCTGGGAGTGGCTCTGGGAGAACACGGACCGCGCGGCCCTGGAGCGGAACCTCGAGCTGGTGGCCTTGACGGAGATCCCGGCCGGCCTCCGGCAGGAGATCGAAGACGCCCTCCTGGGTGCACGCGGAGAGATCCAGTCCAGGGCCTCCGGAGCCTGGAAGGAGCCGGCCGAGTTCACCCTGGAAGACTTCGGCCTCACCCAGGCGGACCTGATCACCACGAAGACCACCGCGCGCCTGGACCGGGAGCTGGATGAAGGCCTCCGGGAGGGTGACCCCATGACCCACGACACCCTCGAGAAAGGAACCCCATGAAGATCGTCAAGGCCCGCGCGCGGGTCATGTACCCCACGAAGCCCGGGGCCAGGGCCGCCTTGAAGCGGCTCGAGATCGCCGGCCGGACTTGTTACAAATCGGAGGACCGGATCTCCGAGGGCAGCGCCGGGAAATTCGCCTCCATGGTCCTGGGCCGCGGCCATGAATCCGTGATAGAGCATATCTCCGCCACCTTCCGGATCTCCACGGACCGCGGGATCTCCCACGAGATCGTCCGCCACCGCCTGGCCAGCTACTCCCAGGAGTCCACCCGCTTCGTGAACTACCGGAAGAAAGGCGCCGGGATTGACTTCGTGGACCCCCGCCTGGCCTTCCCGAAGATGGCCGGGACCAGGGCTTTCCGGGTGTGGCGGGACGCTTGCGCCCGCGCGGAAGAGGCATACCTCGAGCTGGAAGCGATGGGGATGCCCCCGGAGCTCTGCCGGGATGTCCTGCCCACCTCCACCCGGACCGACCTGGTCATGACGGCAAATGTCCGGGAGTGGCGGCATTTCTGCACCATGCGCGCGGCGCCGGCTGCCCACCCCCAGATGCGGGAGGTTGCCTGGCCCATCCTGGACACCCTCTCCACCTACTGGCCGGAGCTCTTCATGGACATCCTGGCCCGCTTCCCGCGGCCGGACTTCGTCCCAGCTCCTGCAGGGTGGCAGCGATGACCGCGGAGGTGGTGCGGGATCCCCACGGCCTGGCCACCTGCCCGCGGTGCTCTGGGGAGATTGCCGCGGGCTCCTCCACCTGCGAAGGGTGCGGGCTCGAGGTGGAGGACCTCCCCTCCGTGGAGGACCAGATCCGGCAGGGGCGGAAGACAATCACGGTCAGCTTGAAGCCGGGCCCGGAGTCGGACGCCCTGCTCTCCAGGGAGTGGGTGGTCCGGTGAAGTTCTATCTGGTGATCGACTTCGAGACCTCCGGTCTAATCCAGGACGGGGCCCAGCCGGTGGAGCTGGGGGCCGTCCTCCTGGACCGGAAGGACCTCTCCGTGGTGTCCGAGTTCCAGGCCTTCATGCTGCACGATCCGGAGCGGTTCACCTGGAGCCCGGAGGCGGAGGAGGTGCACGGCCTCACCCGTGAAACCCTGGCCCAGGTGGGGACCAGCCTGGAGGATGCCTTCACGGCCTTCCTGGACTGGCTGGCCGGGTTCGTGGATCTGGAGGCGCGCGGTGAGGTGATGCTCTGCGGGCAAAATCTCCTTTTCGACCTCCGCTTCCTCCAGATCCTGGCCGGGGTGGGACCCCTGGAGGACCTCCTCCCTCCGTGGGCGTGCTACACCACCCGGGACACCCTGCAGTGGGCCGCCCTCCTGAATCAGGCCCACATAGACGCCTTCGGATTCAGGGCGGCGCCCTTCCGGGATCCGGAGACGGGGAACCCCTCCCTGGCCCTGGAGAACCTGGCCCGGGCCCTGGACCTCCCCTTCCCGGATGCCCACTCCGCTCTCGAGGACGCGCGGATGGCTGGGAAGGTCTTGAAGCTCCTCCTGGAGAACCTGGCCGGGGACCTTTCGAATTCCCGGAAGTATCTGGCCAGGAGAGCCCACATAGACGGAAGAACGAAAACGCCTTGACCCCAGCCCATGAAAGGGCTATACTTTGGGAGGACCTTTTTGTCCTCCCTTTTTGCGTTCACCCTTCGAAAGGATCCGAGCATGGAAGACCAGAGCAAGCGCCGCGTGACGGTAATCATGGACCACGGGGCGCCCGCCCTGCGCACCACCCAGGAGGACCAGGAGCGTCTGCAGCTCATGGAGTCCGCGGAGCGCGCGGCCCTCTCCCAGGCCTTCCAGCGCCTGCGCACGGAGGACCAGGTCACCTACTTGAAGGGCTACAACGCCCTGCCGGCCGGACCGGTGGTCTCCGGACCCACCCAGCGACAGAGGAACCTCCGGGCCCTCCTGGCCTGGTGGGACGCGCGGCCCAGCGAACGCGGCCGGATCGAGCTCTCCATGCGCAGCCACGGGGCCCAATAATGGAGCCCCTCCTGGCCACGGCCTCGAAGAAGCTCCCCCTGGTCTTCCCCCTTTTCGCATCCCCGAAACTGGACGGGGTGCGGGCCTGGATGCCTGAATGGCTGGGCCCTGGCCGGGTGTCCATCCTCTCCCGGAAGATGAAGGCCTTCCCCAATCCGGAGGTGCTCGAGAAATTCAATTCCGAGGACTTCGAGGGGCTGGATGGTGAGTTCACCATGGGGAACCCCACGGCGCCGGATGTCTTCCGGGCCACCTCTTCCACCGTCATGAGCCAGACGGCCTCCACGGACGGCCTGGTCTTCCGTGTGTTCGATGACATCCGCGCGGGAGCGGGCGTCCCCTTCCATGACCGCCTGGCCACGCTCCACCGGCGTGTCGCAGGCCTGGCCAATGTCTCCCTGGTGGATCAGTACCTGGTCCAGTCCGCGGCCGAGCTCCTCGAGCTCGAGGAGTTTTGGCTCTCCGAGGGCTACGAGGGCGCCATGGTGCGCAGCCCTTCGGGCCTCTACAAGTTCGGACGCTCCACAGAGCGGGAGGGGATCCTCCTGAAGGTGAAGCGGTTCGAGGATTGCGAGGCCGTGGTGCTGGACTCCCTGGAACAGCTGCACAATGAGAACCCCCAGGTGGAGGATGAACGGGGATTCTCCAAGCGGTCCAGCCATAAGGAGAACAAACACGGGGCTGGGATCCTGGGGGCCTTCGAGGTCCGCGGCCTGAATGGCCCCTATGAGGGCGTGGTGTTCCGGGTGGGTTCCGGGTTCGATGCTGCCACCCGCGCGGACCTCTGGGCCCGGCGTGAAGCCCTGGCCGGGAAGGTGGTGAAGGTCCGATACTTCCCCAGCGGCTCGAAGGACCGCCCCCGCTTCCCCACCTTTGTGGGCTTCCGGAATGTCGAGGTGGACGGGTGAACGGCCCCGGCAGGAGGTACCGGGACCGGGAAGGGACCTTCCTATCCCGTAGATATTGCACGGACTTCGATCCGGGAACCATGTCCGAGAGGGGCCCCCGCGTGGTCCTCCGGTCCACCCACTTCCTCCCTCCGGTCCAGACCATGGGCGGGGTGGCCTTTCCTGCAGTCCGAGACCGCGGGATCCTGGCCACCGTGGTCCGTGCCCTGGAGACGGAGCTCGAGGAGGTCCGGAGGTACTTGTCCAGGGAGAGGTCGGGCTATCTCCTGCAGCTGGCCCAGGAGGACTCCGAGGACCTGCAGAAGGCCCTGGGCTGGGCCCGTGCGGAGCTCGAGCGGTGGAACGCCCTCCAGGAGCGCGCAGCATGACCGCGCGGAAGGTGCCCGCCACCGTGGCCGGGGCGGTGGCCCTGGCCCCGCGGAAGACGAAGGAGGCGGCCATCCAGGTGGCGGCCCTCCTCTCCCAGGCCTTGAAGATCGCCATGGATGAGGGCTCCGTGGGCTGGGTCACCGCCTGGCTGGATGCCCGGGAGGAGCTCGAGGGGTACGGCTACACGGTGGAGCTCCGGCAGGAGCTCGAGGGCTTGAAGGCGGCGCGCGCGGACTTCGGAGCCACCTATCCGGTGGCCTTCCCCGCGGACCTCTCCATCCTCGAGCAGATGAAGGTGGAGGAGTTCTTCCGGGAGCTCCGCGCGCCCCGTGCGCCCCGTGCCCCGAACCCCGCGGCGCCGGCAGCTGGCCCAGAGACCCCCATGGTCCAGACCGTGGAGGAGCTCCTGAACTATTGCCGCGGGTTCAACCTCGAGGAGTTCCGGCAGGTCCTCCTCTGGATGGACGGCCACGGCTGGGGGGAGCTGCCCTTCGGGCCCACGGACCGCCTGAAGGAGAAAGTGGCGGACCTCCTGGAGACGGAAAAGGAGCTCACCTCCCAGGTGGCCTCCCTCCGCGGCGCTGCCATGGTGGCGAAGACCGAGCGGGGCGTGCTGGAAGCAAAGGTCCAGGACCTGGGCTCCGCCCTCCGCCTCCTCACCACGGCCATGGATGGCGCCCCCATGGATGGGGAGACGGAGGAGAAAGCCCTCTTCATGATCACCCACTGGGAGGAGATCCCGCTCGAGGCCCTGCAGTGGATCGTCCGCGTGGTGAGGGGTGAGGAGCCCCCGTTCACCGATGACCACCTGGAGACCGTGCGCCTCTTGTGGGAGTCCGGCGAAATGATTGCCGCGGTCCTGGGGGCGTCCATCCTTCGGGACGGCCCCCATCAGGTGGCCCTCTTGAAACGGCTCGACACCTTGAGAGGAAAGACGGACACCCTCTTCCGGGAAGCGGGGCTCCTTTGAGCTGCGCAGAGGAGGACCCGGAATTCAAGTTTCCCCCGCTCATCCGCCTGCCGGAGCTGCCGGCCGGCTGGAGGTACCTCTGGCCCGGTGAGGTGATCCCGCGCGGGGCCCAGATGCTCGACCCCTGGGAGGAGCGGTTCCTCCCGGTGTCCACCTCCGTGGGCTCCACCATGCCGCGGGATCCGCTCCACGCCTCCCTCTGGTTCATCCCCGTCCGCGTGCGGTCCACCCATGGGCTGGTCCCGTGACCGGCTGGACCGTGCGCCCACCTCTCCCCGTGCTCGAGGGGGATCTCTCCTCGAGGCCGTGGGAGTGGTTGCCATGGGACTGGGAGGCCGTGCGCACCAGGTCGGACCGGCAGCTCTTCCCACACCAGGAGACCGGCTCCCGGTACGCCCTGGCCCAGTGGGGCGGGGCCCTCTTCATGGGGATGAGGACGGGGAAGTCCCTCACCCTAGTGGAGACCATCCTCGAGGGTGGTATCTTCCCCCACCTCATCGTCTGCCCCGTGTCCGTCATGGCCACCTGGGAGACGGAGTTCCTTTCCGAGGGGCTCCGGCCGGAGGAGGTCCAGCTCATCCGAAAGGGCGGCCGCGGGGACCAGCTCATCCGCCCCGGCGCCCTGGTGGTGGTGGTGAATTTCGAGGTGGTGAAAAAGACCAGGGCCCTCCGGATCCGGTCCACCCTCCCGCGGGGTCTCGAGATCCCGGACTGGGCAGGGATCACCGTGGACGAATCCTTCCGGATTGCGAACGCGGAGGCCTCCGTCACCGCGGAGATCCTCCGGAGCCCCCGCCCCTTCGGACAATTCCGGGCCATCCTCTCCGGGTCACCGGCCAGCGAGTCCGGTCTGAACCTGGCCTCCCAGTTCCTTTTCCTGGACGGTGAATTCATGGGATGCCGGTCCATGGTGTCCTACCTCCGGAAATTCTGCCGGCAGGATCCCAGCACCAGGCGGTGGGCGCCGTCCCAGGCCTCCCACCTGCAGGACATCCGGGACCTGGTCCAGGCCCGGGCCTATTGCCTGCAGATGACCGACCTAGACCTGGGGGTGGAAAAGGTCCTCACCGTCTGGGATGTTGAGCCCACGAAGGCCCAGGCGGACGCGCTGCAGTGGTGCAAGTTGGCCAATACCTACATGGGCACGGACAAGGAAGGGCGGCCGGAGGTCAAGCTCATGGAGCCCCTGGTCCGGTCCACCTTCCTATCGAAGGCCTCCGCGGGCGTGGACCCCCGGACCAATGAGGTGGTGGGAGACGGGAAAGTCCAGCTCCTCCTGCAGTGGCTCGAGGAGCATCCAGACGAGTCCGCCCTGGTCCTCTCACGGTTCACCCTGCCGATCCACCACGCGGCCCAGGTCCTGCAGGAGGCGGGGATCTCCGTGGCGGTGATCTGGGGAGCCACTTCCCAGGCGGAGCGGGAGCGGATCCGCGTGGCCTTCCAGGGGGGGGAGATCCGGGTGGTGGTGGGGCAGGTGAAGACGGTCAAGATGGGGATGGATTTCTCCCGCGCGAATTACCTCTTTTATCTCTCGAATTCGTACTCCCAGGACGACAGGATCCAGTCCGAGGAGCGGGGGAACCACACGAAGAAAACGGGGGTCCTCCAGGTGGTGGACCTCTGCACGAAGGGCGGGAACGACCGGGACCTGGTCCGGCTGCTCACCTCGAAAAAGCGGCTCTCCCAGTCCTACATTGCCGAGACCCTGGGGAAGTGGGCCGCGGAGCTGGGAACCGCTTGACCTTCCAGGCTCCCGCGGCTATACTTTGGAGACACCCCACAGGAGGACACCATGCCGAAGACCGAGAAAATCAGAAAGCCCCGCCCGATCACGAAGAAGCCCGTGGGGCTGAAACTGTCTTTCCTGGGGGTGCGCATCCTGGACCGCTTGTCCGAGAGGAATCCCGGGACCCCGTTGGCGGAGAACAAAGGCCCCATTGTGGACCGGCTCCTCCTGCAGGAGGCCCAGGTCATCCGCGGCCAGGATCAGGGCGTGGAGGCCATCCTCTCCGAGGCGGGGCTCTAGTGGGCGCCGCGTCCGTTGGGGAGCTGCTGGCCAGGGCCCAGGGGCTGGTGAAGCGGGAGGACCTCTCCCGCGCGGCCGTCTCCCAGATCACGGAGAACACGAAGGGCCCCGGCGTGGTGAAGACCTGGGCCAATCCGAACCTGGGGGAGGCGTGGCCCCATGTCGATCCCGTACTCCTGGAGAGCGGGGCCCAGGACCTGGCCCGTCCCAGGACGGTGACTTTCTGGAAGTCCTCCGCGGTGGGGAAGACGGAAGACCCTCCCCAGATGTCCGCCTCCCGGATCCACTAGGCCATCGGGTCCACCGGCTGCACCTGCAGGAAGCGGGCCAGCTCCGGCCAGTCCGCGGCCCACTTCTGGGCCCAGAGCTCCTCCACCTGGGGAGCTCTTTCCGTTTCGTCCAGTCCCCAGTCCGGGGTGTCAGGACAGACGCGGAAGAGGTCCCCGCCCCTCTGCAGGGAGTGGAGCCAGGCGCGCGCGATGAAGCCCACATCCGAGGAATTGCCCGCGGTCACGGCCGGCAGGACCACCTTCTGGAGGACGGTCAAAATGTTCCACGAGGGATCAAGCGGACCACCCTCCGGGGTCTTTCCAGAGGTGACCAGGCCCAGGACACGAAGGTCCCGCGGGGAGACGATCCCGTCCATGAACCCGGCAGCCATGCCCACCAGGGCGGGATCGTTGGCAGCCATGCCCCCGTCCGTGTAGCGGCCATCCATGGGGGCGAAGTACGAAGAGGCCGCCATGCTGCAGCGGACCGCCCACCAGACCGGGACATGGTCCTGGGGTCCGAAGACTTTCAGGTCCCTCCGGCGCGCATCCCAGGCGGTGAGGTAGAGCGGGACGATGGTCTGGGCCATGGTCAAGGATCCCAGGCGGGACTTGAGGAGGCGGACCACCGTGGCGTCATCATACCGGGGGCCGTTTTTCAGGAGGCGATAGGTCCAGAGGCGGGTCCCGAAGATGGCGGCGCCGTGCTGCTGGTGGAGCTCGAGGACCTCCCGCGCGGTGTAGCCACAGGCCAGGAGGGCCATATCAATGGCGCCCACGGAGGTCCCGGCCAGGAGGTTGAAGCGCCGGCCGATGGCAGACCCACCCAGGGCCCGCTCGGTCTCTGCCAGGTAACGCGCGGGCCCCTGACCCATGAACCCGCCACCGGCCTGGGAAAGGATGAAGCTCACGGGAGGACCCCTTTCGACTGCAGCCGGGCCAGGAGCACGGCCGCGGCGAGTTCGTTCTGGTGTGTCTTTTCAATGGACCGGAGCTCCACATCCCGGGCCTGGGCCTGGTTCACCTGCAGCTGGTCCAGGGTCCGCTTCTGGGTCTCCTGAATGGGTGCGATGAAGGCCACATAGATGAAGCCACCGGCCAGGGAGACCAGGGAGAAAAGAACCCCCAGCTGCTGCCAGTCCGTGGCCTTCCCTTTCTCCACCGCCACGGAGATCCGGTTCAATCCGTTGAAGAGGTCCTCCGTGGTCTTCCGGCTCTCCTGAATGAAGTCCCCCAGGGCTTTCCCCTGGCCCTGGACCTGGACTTCTAGGGAGGACATTCTCCCCTCGAAGTGCGTGTAGTGATCGGACGCGCGGCGCGCGGTTTGCGGGTGTCCCGCTTCCCCGTTCACGGGACCGGACCCAGGTGGTCCACGATGGCCAGGAGACAGGAGCCCCCGGCGTCCTGGATGCGCTGGGTCAGGGCGGCCTCTGCCGTGCCCTGGATGCGCAGGCCCGCACGATTGAAGGCCACCAGGGGGCAGCCCTCCGTGTCCACGGGGTCATTGCCCCCATGGAATCGGACTCCATCGAAATTCTCCACGGCCATGATCTGGGGCATGATCCGCTTGAACCGCGTGGACATGGTCAGCTTGACCCGGTAGAGGCCTGCCGGGATGGCCGTCACGCCCTTGATCTTCACACCTGCCGGCCGGAGGAGGTCCTCCAGGGTGTGGGCGAAGTGGGCGCCGTTGGCCAGGAGCTGGCCCATGGTGCGGTCCGCGGCTGCCTCCGTGCGGACCAGGGTCAGGAAGAGAGGGGCGGGGCTCATGTCCGGTTAGTCCTACGGATGAGGAGGTCCACGGTGGCCGTGTAGGTGGCTCCGCCACCCGTGCCCACCAGCGCCCACACCTGGACCTTCAGGGAGGTGACCCCGGAGAAACGGGTCAGGATGGGAAGGGTCCCGGTCTTCATTTCATCATAGAGTTCCGCGGGGTCAATCCGATTGATGGGCCCGGTTCCGAAGCGGGCCACGATGGCGTTGGACTGGTCCCGGAGGGTGACACAGACGGCCTCCGGTCCCCCAGGCTCCCCAACGGTTCCCAGGCCATAGGTGGCAACGCCCACCGCCTCATAGAGGTTCCCACCGTCCAGGGAAATGGTGGCCAAATCATAGGTGGTGGTCTGGGAATAGATCCCCCCTCCCTGGTGGTACTCCTCCGAAGCGGCCACGCGGTCCACCTCGAGGCGGATCTGGTTTTCCTCCGCCTGGGCCCGGCTGGACTCCCCGGAGATCATGGTCCCCAGATCGTTCCGGATGTCCGCTTCCTCTGCCTGGGCCCGGCTGGATTCATCATAGACCGCGGAGGCCGTCTCCGTGCGGACGTTCTTGGAGTCCTTCATGGAGAGGTTGAACCAGCGGGTTTGACCCGCGGCCATGACCAGCTGGGCCCAGTCATAGAGGGCCAGGGGCTCCCCGCTTCCGATACCGGAGACGGTGGTGGCCACGGTCAGGGCTGCCTGGGACCAGTTCACCACGGTGGCCTTGACGCCGGCCGGGATGACGCCGGAAAGGGTGAGGGTCAGGGATCCGGACCCGTTCCCCTGGACGATCACCACGGCCTCCCCCAGGCCTCCGATGTCCAGGGTCTTTGCCCCGGAAATGAAATCCGCGGTCAGGACGGTGAACAGGCGGACGTCCGTGGTCACGCCGCGGGGCTGGAAAATCTCCTGCAGCGCCTGGAGGATCTGGGTATTATCCGCGGCGCTGGGCTCGAGGCCCGCGGTCTCGATCAGGTGCATGAGCTCCTCCTGCCAGCCATTCAGGACCGTGGCGGTCACCGTGGTGGCAGGGATGCCCAGGGCCGGGTTTCCCTCCGTGAAGAGGTCGTCCGGGGTTGCGGAGGGGTGCTGGATCCGGTCCATGGTGTGGTCCTTTTCTATTGAATGGCGTTTGCAGCTTCGAGCATTTTGGAATATAGCTCGAGGCGTGCAGCGGTGAGGAAGGCGGACGGGGTGAGGGTGCGCAGGAAGGCCGCGGACTCGAGGAACATTCCCACCATGACCAGGCGGATGGCAGGGTCCAGCACGGCCAGCACGGCCTCCTTGGTGGTTCCCAGGGCGTCCAGGTCGGTGGTGAGGATGTCCGCCCCAATGGTGTCCGTGATGACGTTCACCGCGGAGAGGTTCCAGTGGAGGGCCACGGTCATGGCGTAGGAGGGGAAGTCCGGGAAGCCCTTCATCCCCTGGTAGTTCTGGGCCTCCGTCATCAGCTCCATGGCCGCCCCTGCTGCCAGGGGTGGGGTGAGGAGGTTCCCCTGGATGTCCCAGGCCTGCAGCTGGCCCGCGGAGAGGGCGTTCACCACGCCGGGGATGAGGACCCAGGACGGGGAGCAAAAGACCACGCGGGACCCGTTGGCCGGGACCCCGCAAAGGTCCGCGGCCGTGGTGTTCGTGACGGTGGTCAGGAGGGTGGTTTTCGGTTTCAGCATGATGGGCTCCTATGCACGGACGCGGCCGAAGTAGTGGGCGGTGAGTTCCCCCTCCGCGGTCAGGGTGGCGGGGGCTGCAGTCAGCACGCCCATGTTGGTCCTCAGAAAGGCGAGGTAGGGCTGGACGTTCAGGGCGGCGCCGTTGGTACCTGCCAGGGTGGCCCCGTTCCCATTCCAGAGGATGACAAAGAAATACCTTTTCCCGCCCACCAGGGTGACGGAGGCGGAGGTCATGAGGACCTCCAGCCAGGAGGAGGAGCCGGGCATGACGTTGATGGAGGACCAGGCCACCCGGGACATGGTGGTCCCCGTGTCCGGCCACTCATAGATCGCCATGATGAAGGAGGCGCCGTTCACCGGCTGGGGACAAATGGCGGCAAACTTGGAGACGTTCTGGACCAGGGGGAGATCCCCCTCCGGGACCATGATCACCCCATGGGCGGACCACTGATTCACATTTCCAGCGACCAGGCCCACGTTGGCGGTCTGGGAGGCGGCCTTCATGGTGGAGGCGTATTTCACCCCGCCCCCGCCACCGGATCCCCCACCGTCTGCCGGGTGGACATGGTCTTCCCGTGCTGCCCGGGTGGAGGTGCCCACGGCGCCGGCGCCGGACTCCACCAGGGGCGTGGCCGTGGCCAGGGCCCCGGCTGCCGTGACCGGCTTCCACTTCCCGGTGGCAGCTTCGAAGGCCAGGAGCTGGCCGTCCGTGGGCGCCGGGGCGGTCACGTTCCCCAGGTCTCCCAGGTTCTCCACGCGCTGGATGGCCACGAAGATGGAGCCCTGGGTGGCATGGCTCCGGACCACGAATCCCAGACGGACGATTCTGGTGGTGGAGGGTGTGGCCGAATAGACGCCGGGGGTGTCCGACAGATAGACGGGGGCTCCCTCCGTCATGCCCGAAGTGTTCAGGCCGCGGACCAGGCCCTGGGTGGTGGCGTAGCCTTCCCCGTTGTTCGTGATCGCCTGGGTGGTCAGGGCGATGGTGTAGGAGGCCGGCAGGTTGTCCGCCTCTGCCAGGGCGATGGTGGGGCGGTTGCCCTGGGCTCCGGTCAGGTAGACCGCGGCCGCGTTCCCGATGGTGGAGCCGGTGCGGTTCGTGACATGGACCTGGGCCTCCTGGCCCACCTGCAGGGTCACCCCTCCGGGCTGCTGGATGTCCAGGGTCCCCTCGTCCTCGTTCCACGAGACGGTGCCCACCAGGGTGGGGACGCTCTCCGGCGTGGTGTCGAAGGAGAGATAGTCCTGCCCCTGCAGGATGAAGCCATAAGCGGCCAGGCCATCCTTCACGGTCTGGGGGTCCACCCGTTCGGTGATCCCTCCGGGCTTGTCCTGGGTGAAGAACCCGTCCCAGGCCGCGGCCTGGGGCCATTCGTAATTTCTGCGGTTTGCCACTAGGTTCCCCCAATCATTTGGTCAATGTTTCCGGCCATCAGTTCGCCCGTGTCCCCGATCATGGCGGACTCCACGCCCACCACATAGGTGAAGACGGTCAAGGTGTGGGCGGGCTTGAGCTCCTCGAAGAGACACTCCAGTTCCTCGAGACCCCACCACCGGAGCGGGGTCCCCGCGGTCCCATTCCCGGCCGTGAATTCGGAGATCCCGGACTCCGGGACCAGGGCCTGAACCCTCCAGGTGAAGAGCCAGGGCCCTTGTGTCAGGGCGTCCCCGGCCACGGCCTGGCCTGCCTTGAAGGGCTGGGCCAGGCGGAAGTATTCGTCCACGGTGACGGAGAACCCCAGGACCGCGGCCAGCTCCTCGAAGTAGTCGGGAGAACAGCCTCCGAGGGAGTTCGCCTTCCGGAAAATTTCCCGGCGCCTGGAGGCGTCATCCATGGCGGGGGTGGTGACGCAGCTCTCCGGGAGTCCCAGCTCCACCTCCCACTCGTCCAGGGACCCGGTGGTCTGGGAGGGTGTGACCTCCTCGAGGAGGAAGCGGGCCAGGGCATGGACGCGGGCCAGCTCCTCCGCCACCGCGGAGAGGAGCTTCCAGATGTTCGTCCCGATGCGGCGGGTCCAGGCGGGGCCCTTCGGCAGGAGCTCGAGGAGCTGGGCCGTGTAGTCCCCCGCGGTGTAGACCTGGGGGAGGCGTGCGTCCAGGTCCGGCAGCTCCACCACCGTGACCCCGCGGACCTCGAGGGCCCCGAAGGCGCCGGAGAGCACAACGGGATAGACCCCCGGCGTGGCCGTGGCGGCGATGGTGAAGACCAGCTCCCGCGCGCTCTTGGCCACCGGCAGGACCATGAGGAGGTCCCCCACGGTGACACCCAGGACCTGGTCCAGGTTGAAGCCCACCAGGGTGATCCGCCACCCTCTGGCCACCCTTCGGGGGTAGCTGGCCTGGATGAGTGGGACGGCGCTCACGGGATAGCCACGAAGGCGGCGCCCTGCAGGGTGGCCACCTGGTTGAGGGTCAGGACCACGTCCTGGACGGAGCTCCCGTCCTGGTAGACATTGACCACCACGGCGCCGGTCATGCCCGTGGCTCCGGCGATTGCGTTCTGGACCTGGGAGCGGAGGATGGTGGCGGCCGGGATTCCTTCGCGCTGGAAGAGGTCCCGGAGCTCGACCAGGGCCGCGGCCTGGGTCTGGGCCGTAAGGGGGCGGATCTGGGCCTCCACGATAATGGCGGAGGGGGTCACGCTGGCCACCTGGACATCGGCCGTCACGGGGCGCCGGGTGTCGTCCGTGACATACTCCAGGACATCGGCCACCTCCGAAGCGGAGAGGACCGGGGGATCCGCGTCATAGTTCGCCACGCGGATGGTCACGGAGTTGGCCTCCGGGAAATTCGGGAAGACCCAGGCGTCCGTGACCGGGGAGACCGAAGTGGCCCAGATCACATAATCCGCGCGGGCCCCACCCTGGGGAGGGTTCCTTTTCTTGAACAGGATCCGCGCCCTGTAGGGTTCATCCTCCTCCTTTTCCGCACCTTCGGAGATTCCCTCCGGGGTGTAGACGGAGGAGACGCCGGCGATGGGGGAAACCAGCTCGAGGGCGGAGGAGGCGTCCAGGTTGCCCGCGGCGCCGGGGTCCATGGCCGTGATCTGGACGGTGGCGGAGCCCGCGGAGATCGTGCCCACCTCCGTGGTCTGGTATTCCACGGGGGTGTCCTCCGTGGACTGCAGGAGGGTTCCCTGGGGGATGGTGGTCCCGTTCGTCCCGGTGAAGACCACCACGCCCGCGGCGAAGGTGGCGGGCTTCCGGTAGATTCCCACCTCCTGGCCGTGGCGGTCCAGCTGGTCACCGTTGGCGAGGTGGGTGAAAGCCTGGTCATAGATCCAGGAGAGGAAGAGGTGGAGGAGGTAGACGGCGCCGGCCCAGACGCGGGCCAGGGTCTTGAGGACCCCACGGCGGAGCGGGGCGGCCGTGCCGAAAAACTTCACGGAGAAATCGTTCTCCACGCGGGAGATCAAGTCCGAAAGGGTGGGGGCGTTCCATGCCATCTAGTGGGCTCCTCTGCTTGTCTGGGCTTGCCAGTTGAGTTCATACCGGTAGCTGGACGAAAGTCCCCCGGGCTTCTGGATGGTGACGGAAATATCCACCCGGTCCCTGGTGGAGGAGGCCTCCGGGGTGACCGTGACGGACTCCGCCACCTGGTCCTGGATCATCCAGTCCAGGGCCTCCGCTCCCCACTGGGTCAGCTGCAGGAACAGGTCCGGCGTGATCTTCGAGCGGGCAGCCAGCCACCACTTGGATCCCACGAAATCCCCCGGGGGCTCGAGGGTCTCATCTGCCCACCAGCCCATGGGGTCCCCGTTGGGCACGGGGTCCGGGTCCTCCGCGGCGCGCCTGGCCCAGGTGAGGAGGGAGATAATCACGGCCGTCTCCAGGTCGTCCCCCAGGGTGAGGTCCTTCCCGGTGAATTCCAGGTCCCAGTCGTGGGAGGTCGTGCGGTACAGACGGAGATCGGACATAGGTGAAAGGTACTTTCAGGAGATGAATTCCGGGAACGGTGTAGGGACTGGAGGGGTCCCGGGGATCATTTCCGTGACCACGCAGGGGATGGTCTTCACCACGGACTCGGTGGTCTGGTAGAATTTCCGGAAGGGCACGGGGACCGCCTGGTCCGTCACCAGGCCGCGGATGGCTGCCTCCATGGCTGCCTGGACGCTAGGCCCGGGGATGACCACGGAGAGGACGGCCGTCCCACCGTGGGCAGGAAGCCCAGGAGCTGCGCAGGTGGCCCAGTAAGCACAGACCCCGGTGGCCAGCTTCGTGACCTGGGAGGCGGGGTCCGACACGGTGAAGGCGGTCTCCAGGAGGGAGAGCGTCCCGCCCGCGGAGAGGTCCGCCCCCGGCAGGGTGGCCTGCTTGGAATAGTCCCGGTAGACCACGGCCAGCTCGTGGGCCATGTCCTGGAGGGAGAGCGGGGTCTCCCTCTCGATCTGGTCCTGGATGGCTGCCTCCATGGCATCCCCCGCGGAGGTGTAGTCCAGGGCCATGGGCTAGGGGTCCGGCTGGTCTGGTGGGCTGGTGGGCGCCCCCAGGTTCCCGATGTGGGTGTGGGCGTTGAAGTGGCCGCGGAGGGAGGAGAGCTTCCCCACGGAGTCCGAGACCTCCCCCGTGGCTTCCACCGTGGGGGAATTGATCTTCACGGCCGTGGAGGCGTTGATCTCCAGGGTCTCCGTGGTGATCGCCACCACGCGGCCGGCGCGCAGGTGCACGGAGTCCCCCTCCGCGGTGTGGAGGGCCACCTCTCCGGGCTTGAGGGTGAACACGGTCTCCGGGGTCATCCCTTTGGTGGCGATGACCACGCCGGAGTCCCTCGAGCCACCGAGGAAGAGGGTCACGGCCTGGGATCCCGGCAGCGGGGAGGAGCTCATCCCGTACTGCTGCACCAGCTCGAGGCCGTCCCGGGTCTCACCGGCCAGCAAGTCCAGGGTGAGGGTGATCCCTCCGTCCTGGTCCTTCACGGCCGTGATTAGGGCCCGGGCCACCATGAGGCGGATCCGGTTCCGGATGGGCTCCAGGAGGCGGTTTAGTTGGTCAATCATTTTTGCGCCTTACGGACGGAGGCCCAGGCGTCCGGGGTGGACACGGCGGCCTTCTTGTTTTCGGGCTGGGCCTTGAAGGCTCCAGGCGTCACCAGGGAGAGGACCGCCACCGTCCCGCCTGGTCCGTAGGAGTACCGGACGGTGGAGATCAGGAGGTCCTTGGAGCCGGGCCCGAAGAGGTAGGGGATTTCCACGGAGACCACGCGCGCGCACTCCCAGAGGGTCCCGTCCGATTGAAGCCAGCCGCGGACGGTGACCTCCACGGTGGAGGCCTTCGCCGCGCGGGTGGCGGCCTCCCAGTTCGCGCGGCTCTGGGCCATGTTCCCGCGGACCTCTCCGGACTCCACGATCACCAGGGGGCGGTAGCGGGTGACCAGGGGATCCGCGGATCCGGCCGTGCTGGTGTGTTTCTTCGCCCCTCCGAAGAAAGTGGGGCCGGGGGAGGCCGGCGCCTGGCCGGTCACATGGTACTCGGAAAATCTGCTTTTGTTGTCGTAGGACCCCGAACAGGAGAGGATGTTCACCCCGTAGACCAGGCGGTCCGTGGACCGCCCCTTCCCCTCCACCACCAGGGTGATGGACCCGTCCACCATGGTCATGGGCAGCACGCCCCGGACGGAGGCCGCCTTCCGGATGGTCTCGAAGACGGAGTCCCCAGGCTCCGCGGAGAACAATTTGAACGGGGAGCCCGCGGGCGTTCCCGTGTCCTTGAAGGAGAGGCCGAACGGGGTGGCCAGCTCTCGAATGATTTGGGGCAGGGTGAGGTTCTTCCAGTGGCCCGGGGTCTTCGGGTCCCGGCTGCAGTCCACCAGATCGCAGGTGATTTCCCGCCCCTCCACTCCGATCCCGTGGGACTTCGCGTCCACCTTCGGGGTGATCTTGTCCACCCAGCCGGTCATGAAGGGGGCCCCGTCCAGCTCCACGGAGACCTTGTCCCCGGGGAAGACCGGGAGGAAGGTGGTCACGCCGTTGTCGTTCGTGGCGGACTGGGCCAGGGAGAACGAACCGCACAGGGAGGTCATGCTCTTGGAAATGTCCACGGACTCCCAGCCGGTCAGGATCTTCCCGCCCACCTTGATCGTGACCACGCTCATCGGGAGAGGATCTCCAGGGGCTGGCCGCCCTGCACGAACCCGGGAGCCTGGAGCGTATTCCGGGCCATGAGGTCCGGGACCCGCTCGATGGACCCATAGAGCTCGTGGGAGAGGACCAGAGCGGGGACGGTTCTCCGCGGGGTGTAGTCCAGGACCACGGCCAGGTCTGCCGAGGTTTCCCGGAGGAAGGCCAGGGCGTTGGCCTGGAGGTCCTGCACGGCCTGGTAGATGTCCGGATCCTCCGTCCCTTCCATGACCGTCTCGAAGGAGTCCGAGAGCGCCCCCTGCAGGGAGCCGGCGTCCTGGACGCTCGAGACCTCCGCGTCCACCAGGAAGGTGGGCGTGGAGAAAAGGGCGGTCTGCTGGAAGAGGTCCAGGAGGGCCGCCTGATTCGCTGCCTCCTTTGCCCGCTCCGTGGCCCGTTGGTTCCGGACGGTGGGCGTGGTGCTGCCGGCCGAGGTCATGGTGATGGCTTCCGAGAGCTGGAAGCGGGCCATGGTGGGGCCCTGGTCCTCTGCCGGCAGGGACTGGACGGACCCACCCGCGGAGCTGGTGACCATGCGGATGGACGGGGTCCCCGAAGGAATCACGGCGCCGTCCGTCATGGTCAGGAGCTCCTGAATCCTGGCCGCGAAATCCGCGGGGGCCAGGAGGGCCAGCTCGAGGTTCTGCCGGATCTGGAGCATCTTCGACTTGTACGCGGCCGCGGTGCGCATGGTCCCGCGCGCTTCCTCGATCTGGTCCAGGAGCTTGTCGGTCAGCTTCACGGCCGCCTTGATCGTGTCCGCGGCTGCCCCCAGGAGGGAAAATTTCTTGGGGAATTTCTTGGCCACCTGGGAGAGGCCGGAGGCGCCTTTCAGGATGGAGGCCGCCTTCCGGTCCACGGTCAGGGTGGCGATGGGCTTGATGTCCGGATCCAGCACGAAGGTGAGAGAGAGCCCCACCCAGCGCTTCTCCTTTGCGGACTCCGTGATCTGGAGGCCGGCCGGTTGGGCGTTCTTCGTGCCCATGTACGGGTGGACCAGCTTCCCGGATCCGCCCTTTTCCATGGCCTCCAGGAGCTGGTCTTTCTGGGCCTTGACATCCTCCCCCACCAGGTAGCCGGCCAGGGTGACGGAGCGGGAGGCCCGCCCCATGTCCTCGTTGAAGGGATCGTCCAGGCCGGGGTACTCATGGACAGCGATCCGGCGCCCCGTCCCGAATTGATGGGACTCCACGAAGAAAGGGACACCCCGGAAGGAGCCGCCCACCACCTCCACGGTGGTGGTCACTCCCCCGCGGGTGATGGTGATTTTCACGGTCCGGAGGTCGTCAAGGTAAGCCACGGTCACATCCCTGGAGCGAAGGCGAAGCCCGCGGAAATGTCCACGGGAGCGGACCCCACCGGCTGGGAAACACGGGACCCGGCTGGGAGGTTGTTGAAGTCCACGGCCACGCGGGAGTCGGTACGGTAAACCATGGAGCGGGTCTCCGCGGAGGCCTGGACCGCGCGGGTGGCTCCTGCTGCTGCAGGCTCTCCCGCGGGTTCATTGGCGCCGAAAAAGGAGATCCCCTTCGAGAGGAAGCCACCCAGGACGGGGACCCCTTCCACCGTTTTGGCCAGAGCATCCGCGGCCCTGCCCACGGCCCCGTTGAGGTTGTCCCAGAGCCCGGAGAAATATCCCACGAAGGAGGAGAAACCCTTCCCGATGGAGGACCAGAGGCCGGAGAAAAAGGTCCGGATGCCGTCCCACCGGCGATAGATCAGGAGCGGGAGTCCGATGAAGGGGATCATGGCCAGCATGGCGGAGCCCACCCCCGTGTCGAAGAAAGCCCCCAGGCTCTCGAAGACCCCGGAGAAATATCCCATGATCCCGTCCCAGGCCGCGGCGATGCCGTCACCCAGGGCAGCCAGGGCCCCCAGGACCACGGTGGAGACCGAGGTCCAGGCAGCGGAGGCGCCGGACACGATGGAGGCCCAGACGCCGGACAGGAAGCCAGAGACCGCTCCCCAGTGCTTGAAGATAAGGAGCGGGATTCCGATGAAGGGAAACACGAAGACGGCCAGGATCTTCCCCACGGAGGTGTCCAGGAAGGCGGAGACCCCGCTCCACATGGAGGTGAACCACCCGGAGACCGTGTCCCAGTTCCGATAGATGAGGTAGGCAGCGCCGGCCACCGCGGCCACCGCGGCCAGGATCCAGCCCACGGGGGTGGTCATGAGGGCCACGCCCATCCCGTGGATGGCAGGGACCACCGCTCCCCAGATCGTGGAGGCCAGGCCCACCAGGGTCCCACCGAAGGCGATCACCGCGGGGACGGCCGTGGTGGTGATCCACCCCACGATCATGGAGGAGGAGGTGGCGAAAGCGGTGCCCATGGTGACCAGGGCAGGGACCACGGCCAGGAGGGAAAGGACCAGGGGTCCAGTGATGAACGCGGCCAGGCCTCCCAGGACCAGGGTGAAGGGGCCCACCAGGTCAGCCAGCCACATGAAGGCGGAGGCCACGGGGTCCAGGGCCTGGGCCGTGGCGATGGCTCCGGAGACCAGCTTCTCCAGGAAGACCGGGAGCTGGGTGGCCACCACGGCGCCGATGGACTGGATCAGGCCCTGGTTCTGCCCCACCCAGGTGGCCACCTTCGTGGAGAGCTCCGAGAAAACGGGGAAGAGCTGGGCCGAAAATGCGAAGGCCATGCCCTTGACCGCAAAGGTGGCCCGGTCGAAGTTGTCATTGAACGCGGCGCCGGCGTCCAGGTCCTTCTGCTTGAAGGCCCCGCCCATCTTCTGGTATTCGGAAAAGAGCCCCTGCACGCCCGCGCGTCCCTGGGTCATGGTGGTGACCAGGTCCTGGGCCCCCTTCCCGAAGAGGGCGGAGGACACGCGGAGCCGGTCCTGGGCGTCCGGGATCCTGGCCATGGCGTCCGCCACATCCAGGAGGATGGCTTCCTGGTCACGGAGCCGGCCGCGGTTGTCCTTGATCTTCACGCCCATGGCCTGCAGGGCGCCGGCCGCCTCACCGCTTCCAGCTGCAGCCGCGGAGAGGTTCTTCCCGAATCGCTCCATTCCGGAGTCCAGGGTCTCCACGCTCGAGCCGGAGAGCTGGGCAGCATATCGCCACCGTTGGAGCATATCGGTGGACACGCCGATGCGCACGGCCGTGTCGTTGAGCTGGTCACCCGCGTCCGCGGATCCCTTCGTCAACGCAAAGAGCCCACCGGCCACGGCCCCGCCCACGGCCAGGACCTTCCCCAGGTTCTCCATGGAGGCGGTGAACCCGTCCCCCACTCCGGACACCTTGTCCTTGAAGTTGACCGCGGCCGCCCCCAGCTGGGCCAGGCGGGCCTCCCTTCCCAGTCCTTCCAGGTTGTTCCGGAGGGCGGTCACGGGGGCCATGGCGGACTGAATCGCCACATTGATCTGCCTCATGGGCGCCGTGACCTGGTCCACCATCTGGATGGCGGCCTCGATCCTGGGAAGTTTGAAGGCCATTTTTCAGCCCGGTCCTTTCTTGGGGGTCTGCAGCCGGGCCCAGTCCTTCGAGCATTCCAGCCAGAACATGAGCTCCAACCGTTTCAGCTTTCGGATGGTCTCCGGGGTCCAGTGAAAGGACCCGGCCAGGATGGTGAACGCTAGTTTCCAGTCACGGGGCCAGCCGGCAAAAAATGATTCACCACCGCGGTGATGGCCATTAGGTCCCGGGCCTTGAGCATCTTCACCTTGGGGTCGGGCCAGCCGGTGGCCGCGGCCACCATGCGCAGGGTCTGGTCCCCCTGCTTTTTTTCGTTCATGATGTCGGCCATCTGGCCGGCGTCCAGCTCGTCCTCGATCACCACCGTGGAGACGGTTTCCGTCCCGTAGGTGAAGGGGCGGGCCAAGGTGACGGTGTGGGGCAGGGTGATCTCGGTCATGGTGTAATCCTTCGAAGTGGGTGGATTTCTAGCTCCGGACAATATAAACACGAAAGCCCCGGGACGGATCCCAGGGCCTCGAGGTTCGCAGCTCGAGCGGTTCGAGCTACTTGATTTCCTCCGCGGAGAGGCCCTCGAAGCGGACCGGGATCTCTCCCTCCGAGGTGGAGATGTCCATGTCCGCGGCGAAACAGGCGCCGCGGAGGGAGATCACCTTCCCGTTGGCCAGCTCCAGGGTGATGGTGGCGTCCACCACCTGGGCCAAGGCCTTCGTGTCCAGGTCATCGCCGTCCGTGATGGTGCCCTCCACGAACGGGACCACGGTCTCCGACTTGTAACCGTGAACGCCGTCCACGCCGGGGATCATGGTTTTCTTGTCCACTCCCAGGTTGTAGGTGAATTCCCCTTTGGCCCGGTACTGGGTCCCGTTGACCTTGAAAAACAGTTTGCCGGCTCGAAGATTGGTAGCCATGATCTGGGTCTCCTTACAGGATGAAGCGGATCTGGGTGGCCCCGATCCGGAATTGGTTAACGAGGTTCGGACGGAGGAGGAAGTCCAGGCGGTTGACATCGCCGGAATTCCGCTCCACCACCAGGGCCTCCTTGAATGCCTCGAGGCCTTCCACCCAGCCCAGCTCCTCCCAGGACTTGAAGCGGTTCACCGCCTCCGCCCTGCCGGTCTTCGGGGTGATCACCGGCTGGCCGGGGCCAAAGTTGGCGCCGTCGTTGGCCAGCTTGTGGCGGGGGTACTTGTTCTTCATGTAGACCACCCAGTCATAGCGGATGGCCTGCAGGGTGTAGACCGTTTCCACATCCCGATAGGACGGATCCGGAGAGCCGGCCGGGCTGGTCTTGTAGGTCGTGACCGCGCGCTGGATGCGCATGGTCCGGTCATGGGAGATGGAGAAAGTGGCGAGGCCCTTCTGGAGGAGGGTCTCATTTTCCACAAAGGAGTTCTCCTGGGCATGGGTGGGCGCCTTCGTGTGGGAATAGGCCAGGGTCTGGAGAGGGCGCGCCGGGTCGATTGCCAGGTAATAGGCAGCGAGGGCGGCCGTTTCCGCGGCGTGCTCCCAGGGGGTGGTGGGGACATTCTCCGATTGCATGACCAGGGAGAAAGCGGAGTTTCGTCCGTCACCGTAGGAGGTGAGGGCGGAAAAAGCCGCGTGCTTGGCCAGGAAGACCACGCCCCCGGTCATGGAGTTGGCCTTCCAGCGGGTGGCCAGCTCTGCCTCCATGGCCGCCACATCGGCCGCGCCGGTGTAGGGCATGGAAATCGCCTGGAACCAACGGGAGGCCATCAGGCCAATGACGCCTTCGGTGGTGATGTCCGGATCCACGGCGCCGTTGGCCATGGCCACGATGGTGGCGGCCACGCCGGTGGGCAGGGATTCCCCGCGGTAGTGATTCAGGCGGAGGTCGATCTCATTGCCGGCCAGGCCCTTATTCTTCGCGGTGAAGGTCACGGCGCCGGCCAGGGCGGTGGCGGAGACCGGGGCGTCCGTGTAGGCATTGACCGCGGCAGCCACGGCCGTGGCGATCTCCGCGGCCGTGTCGGTGGCTTCCACGCCCACGGTGATGTAGCGTCCGCCCACCATCAGGTAGATGGAGCCGGAGGCCGTGGCGGAACCCGTGAAGGTCACGGAGCCGGTGGCGGCCACGCTGGACCCGGCGTCCTGCAGGGGCAGAGCGTAGAGGGGCTGGGAGGAGTTCGAAGCCAGGAAGGCCTCCACCTGGTTGGCCAGCTGGGAGCCGGCGCCGAAGAGCGCGCGGGCCTGGGCCAGGCTGGTGACCTGCACGATCTCCTTGGGGGCGGTCTTCGTGGCCAGCTGCTGGCCAATCAGGAGCGCCTGCCAGGGGATGGTGTTGGAGCCCTCGAAGGCTCCGGAGTTGTCGATCTCCACGAAGAAGAACGGGGTGAGGCCCGCGGCGGGGACCTCGTTGAATCCGATACTCATTTTTTACGCTCCGGTGGTCTGGGTGGTGGGTGCGGTCTGGGCCTGGGCCTTCGCCTTCGCCTTCGGGGGTTCGGCCGTGACCAGCTCCCCGGTGAGGATCCTTCGAGCCATGTGGGAATCTACCACCACGGACTCGCCCTCCGGGGAAATGTTGCGGCCCTTCCTGGGCAGGAAGACCGCGAACGGTTCACCCGTGACGGGGTCCAGTCCGGGGCGGAGGAATTGTTTCTCTTGGCTCATGGGGTCCTCGTGTTCGTGGTGAAGGTTGCGTCCAGGTCCGGGGCCTGGGCAGCTGCAGGAGCTCCCAGGGTGGTGACCGCGCGGAGGAAATCATCCGGGGGAGTTTCGTCCGGGAGGGCCCGTTTCCACTGGGCAGAGAAAAGGACCTGCTGGGAAAACTTGAGGACCTCACCTTCCGGGGAGAGGGTGGGACGGACGGCGCGCAGGAGGAGCCACTCGAGGAGCCCATCCAGTGGACCGGCGATCCCGTGGACCGGCTGCATGGCCAGGACCACGGCTTCCGTGATCTGGTCCATCCGGTCCTCCAGGTCCTGGTCGCTGGGGGCTTTCTGGACCACCACGCGGATGACCAGATCCGTCTGGGCCTCATAGATTACCGGGGCGGTTTCCTTGTCATCGAAGTCCGTGCCCTGGGTGTAGACGCAGAGGAAGTCCTCTTCCTCCGGCCAGCCACGGCGGGCCCGGGAGGGGAAGACGCGGTCTCCCACGCCTGGGATGGCTGCAGCGATCAGGGCCGCGGTGGTGCGGTCCCTCATTTGCTTGAGCTGGATCACGGGGTCCCCTCTTCCTGGAGGGTGAGCTCCACATGGCCCAGCTTTTCGGAGACCATGTCCACCACCTCGAGGGTCATGGCCTTATGCCAGACATTCGCGGCCAGCTGGACGGTGTCTCCCTTTTTTGGGGATCCCGTGGGAAGGTCCTGGCGCCGGCAGAAAAAGCGGGGCGCGCGGGAAATGAGGTCCACCTCCGCGCCTGCCCCGTCCACCACCGTGGGCTCGTCATAGATCCCGGGGATATTTGCCGAGACGCCGGAGGCCTGGGCATAGACCACCACCTCCCCGAATTCGTCCGGGGAAAAGTGATTGTCCAGCATATCCTGCTCGAGAGCGTCCCGGAAGGCGGTCACGGAATGGCCGCCACTTCCTCGAGGATGGCCAAAGCCCTGGCCTTTCCGATGCCACGGAGCGCCACCAGTTCGGGGACCGTGGCGGCCCTGAGAGCCTCCACGGATCCGAAGCCGGCAGCGGCCAGGGTGGCCTGGAGAGGAGCGTCCACGGACTTGAGTCCCAGACCTGCAGGAGCGGGGGCAGCCACGGGGGCCGCCTCCACCTTGCCGGTGATGGGCTCGAGGTCCGGGAGCTCCTCTCCTTCCCCGTTGGTCAGGTCTTCGGATTCGGGGCCCTCCTCCCCTCCTCCGTTGTCCTGGCCTTCGGGGGCCTGGGGTGTGGAAGTGAACGGGGGAAGGATCTCTCCCTCCTCCGTCACTTCCTCGAAACGAAGGGACGGGGACCGCTTCGAGACCAGGAAGTGGAAGACCTCTTCCGAGACCTCCACGGTCTTCCCGGTCAGGTGCTGGACGCCGTCCACCTGGATGGCTCCCTTTTGGATTCGGATTTTTCTGGAGGTTGTGTTCTTCATCCGGGAGCCTTTCTTCAGACCACCGTGGCCACCACCGTGGCCACCACCAGGGCGTTGACCTGGTGGACCACGGGGAGCGGGGCGGACTGGACCATCAGGAAGCGGGCCGCGGGGTCCTCTTCCACCCAGCTCTTCACGAACGCGCGGGAGGCGTACACGGTCGCGCCGATGTCCTGAATCACGCCGTAGTGGATCGTGGCCCGGATGGAGCGGGAGATCACGAGACACTTGTCCACGGGGACCATGGGCAGCTCGTTGCCGGTGGCCTCGTCCACATACCACTCGTCATAGGTCCAGATGTTCAGACCCACGGCGGTGAGGCGGCCCAGAAAGGTGACGCCTTCGCCCATTTCCTGGGGGTTCACGGAGCCGATGTTCAGATTGTAAACATTCAGCTGCTTGAGGAGCTCCTCATTCTCGAGGAACGCGGCCGCGGCGTCCTGGCCCAGGATCACATCGGTGGCGGTGACGCCGGAGTCCTTGGAGATCAGACGCTTCCAGTCCCGGAGATTCTTGAGGATCTTCGAGGTGGTGGCCGTCCAGAGGGCGGCGCCGGTCAGGACCGGGGTGTGGGTGGCATCGAAATCGTAATCCACGATGGTGTCCACGCCGTCACCCTTCACGGTGACCTGGCCGGAGAACAGAGCCTCCGCGGCCATGACCTCGATCCGGCGCTGGATGGATTCGTCCAGGTCGGCCATGTCCTGGCCCAGGAGGATGGCCGCGCGCTGGGCGGGGGTGTTCGCGCCGGCGCCGGTGTAGACGATTTCCCCGGGGACGCGGGCCAGGACATGGTCCGCCTCCGTCACCTTCTTGGGCTTGAGGTAAGGCGGGGTGAATTCCAGGGTGCGGAATTTCTCACGGTCCACCACCTTCCCCTTCAGCTTCGGGTGGACCACGGGGGCCAGGCGGCGGGAGCCCTTCCAGATGTCGATCTGGAAAGACTTGGTATCGTGGACCTGCTCACCGAAGAAAGTGGCGGTCAGGAAGCGGGTGACCGGGAAGCTCTCCAGGAGGGCCTCGGTCATCTGCTTGGGGTTGTACAGGTCGATGGTGTTCGGCATGGTGTCGGGTCCTTATGCGTTGTGGGCGGGGGTGTTGGTCTTCACGAAGATGGAGAGATCCCGGAGGGCGGCCTGGTGGGTCGCCACGGTATCGGTCCCGCCGAAGATCAGGGCGGCGCCGTTGAATTCGCCGGTCAGGGCCACGGGGGCGGGGACGGCCGAAGCGCCCACCACGGTGTCCTCGAGGAGGATCCCGTAGGGGGTCTGGGTTCCGTCCGTCTTCGAGGAGTCCACCGGCTTGGCCTGGAGGTCAGAGGTCAGGCGGCCCAGGACGGTCCCGCGCTTGAGGGTCTGCGAGGCGGCCAGAGTGACCACGCCGGTGACGACATCGAAGCAACCCGCGGAAAGGTTGTCGAAGGAGTGGGTGCCGATTTCGTTGGGGTTGGACATGGTGTCGTTCCTGCCTTACTGCTTGGGGTTCTTCGGAGCGGAGGCCCCGAGCTTGGAGCGAAAGAGATTCGCGCCGGCCGTCATGGCTGCACGAATGGAGAGGGCCTGGGAGTCCGCGGCAGGAGCCGGAGCGGCGCCGGCGCCGTGGGCGGCCGCGGCTGCCATGGTGCCCTCGGCAGCCAGGGCGGTCTGGGTCACGGCCGGGGCTGCAGCTGCAGGAGCGCGCGGCATGGTGCGCAGCTTGCCGAGGGCGTGGGCCTGGGCCTCCTGGACGCTCTTCCCCTCTGCGATGAAGGAGCCGGCATCCGCGGCGAATTCGAGACCCTCGAAGACGGCCAGGATGCCAGTGATCCGCGCGCGTTCGTCCTGGGCCGTGGGCTCCTGGACGCTGGGGGTGGCTGCTGCTGCTGCAGGCGCCGCGGGTGCGGTCTGGCCCTCCACGGCGGAAGCCGCGGGGGCGGGTGTCGGTGCCTGGCCCTGGGCCTGGCTGGGGTTCACGCTCATGGAGTTCTCCTGGGTGGTGTTTCGGATCTGGGAAAATGTACTCTCAAAAGTGGAAACGCGGTCAGCCATCCCGATGTCCACCGCGGCCTGGCCCACCAGGACCCCGCCTTTCCCGAAGTCCGAGAGGACCACATCCTCCGACACGCCCCGGTTCCTGGCCACCTGGGAAATGAAGACGGAGGAGAGGGCGTTCAAGGTGGTCTTCAGATCGGCCTGGCCTTCGAGGGTGGACGGGTCCACCCGCTTCCGCGGGCTCTGGTCGGAGACGATGGTCACCGTCCCGGGCTCTTCCTGCTGGAATTGGATGACCGTTCCGATGGATCCCACCATCCCGGTGTAGGCCACATGAACCTGCTCCGCGGAGCTGCCCAGCCAGTAGGCCATGGAGGCCATGTCCCCACCAGCTCGAGCCACGATCCCCTTGGGCTTCATGCCCCGCGCGTCATAGATCATGGAGGCCAGGTCCGAACCACCGGCCACGGTCCCACCCGGGGAGTGGAAATTCAGGACCACGCCCTGCACCTTCGGGTCGTTCATGAGGTTCTGGAAGTCCGCGGCCAGGCTTTCGTAGGTGTCGAATCCGAAGAAGTAGGACATGAAATTTTCATGCGCAAAGAGCGGGCCGCGGACCTGCATGATCCCCACCCCGTCACGGACGGAGGTCCGGGTCATCCCCGTCCCGAACCGCTCACCCGCCTGGGTCACGATGGCCTGGGGATTGAAGTCCTCCATGGTGGCCCAGCCCGTGAAGACGCGGGCCCAGTCCGGAGCGATGGACCAGGCCTCCCCGCCACAAAGGGCCTGGATGAAGTCTCCGCGGGAAAAGTTCTTGCTCTTGCTCATGGTGTCGGTTCCTCCTGGGGGACATCGCTCCCCGTGGTCTGAATCGAAGCGTTTGCCGTGCGGATGACTTCGCCGGGTTCTCCCAGTCCCGCCTCCTCCCGGATGGCTTTCTCCTTTGCCAGGGCCTTGACCGTGCGGGTGTAGTCCCCTCCGTTGATCTCCACCGTGGCGGTGTCCCGGTCCTTGAATTGTTCGTCCACCTGCAGCTTCTGGGCCTGGGTTTCCTTGAGCGGATCCAGCTGGCCGGGAGCGTCACCCACCCAGATGGCTTGTGACCAGAGCGCGCGCCGGAGCGGATCCTCGAAAAAGCCCGGGGCCTGCAGGAGGCCCAGGGAAATGAATTCCATCAGGGCGGTCTCGTAGACCGGCTGGAGGAAGTCCACGGCCAGGTCCATCCGTGCACGGCGGAAGGTCTTCCACCCTTCCATGAAAGCCGCGCGGGCTGCCGTGTAAGAGCTCGAGAAATACTTGAGCATGACCTCATAGGGGACACCTAGTCCCGCTCCGATCTCCCGAAAAATGGAGTTCACGAAGGGGTCATAATTCGGATTCGGCCGGGACGGATTCGCAAAGGTCACATCCTCCCCGTCTGCCAGGTCCACCACGCCCCCATATTTGAGGTCCACGGAGTCCCTCTGGGGGGAATCCTGGATCCCGCATTTCTCCACCTTCGAGGCATTCCCGTCCCAGTCCGGGGCGCCGGACGGGGTCTTCACAAAAACGGTGAACATTCCCGACACCACCGCGGCCATGATCTCCGCGTCCTGGTAGCGGCCCTGCTGCTTGATGACCTCGACCACCGGAGCCAGCCAGGGGATTCCCCGGCGCTGGTCGGGGCGGTCCGTGTGGAAGAGGTGGAGAACCAGGGGGCGGCCGGAGGTCTCACCGAAGGCAGGGACCCGGACGGTCTCGAGGGAGGGGAGATCCCCCAGCATTCCGTTCTCGGGTTTGGCCGTGAAGTGATAGGCCACCGGGGCGCCGAATTCGTCCACCTCCACGCCTCCGGCCATGTCGTCCGTCTCCATGCTGGTGGAGGGGTTCCGGCAGCGGTCCCCGTCCAGGAGCTTGATGGTCAAGGCGAACGGGGACGCGGGGGTGTAGCGGAATGGGGTCAGGGCGAAACAGTCCCCCGCCACCAGCATGGTCCGGAGGGCCAGGTCCTGGAGCTGGGGGAAATTGTTCTTCCGCTCCGCATCGCAATTTTTCGAGGATCCCCAGAGCTCGAAAAGGTGGCGGGCTCTGGCTTGCCAGTCGTCCGCCTCCTCCTGGGTGATGCCGAGCAATTCGGCATTGATGCGGGGGCGGACCTTGATCCCGGTCCCCACGACATTCGTGGTCATGGTCAGGATGGCCGCGGAAGCCACGGGGACATTCCGGACCAGGTCCCGGGAGCGGTCACGCAGGAGCGGGAGCGAGGTCACCGTGTCCCGGTCCGCGGATCCGCGGGACGGGTTCCACGCCCTCATGGCCTGCCGGGTGCGGCTGGCTCCGTGGTACGGGGTTTCCTGCCCCCAGCTGGTCCAGTTCGCCGTGTTCATGGCCGTGGCCGAAGGGATGGGGAGGAGGTTGGGCTGGTCATCCATGGGGGACGATACTCCGGAAGGTGGGGCCCTGGTGGCCGGTGGTCTCGAGGCGGGAGACCCGCCCCTCCCAGAGGGTCACGCCCGCGCGGATCTCTGCCAGGTTCGCGCGGGTCAGGGTGCGTCCTCCGAGGGAGTAGGACTGGCCGGTGAGGACCTTTTCCTCCGCGGCATAGTAGAGGGCCAGGCGTTCCCGGGCAAAAGTGAGTCTATCCACGGCCATGGTCTGGGTCCTTTGGGTTTATACCTGGGGAAATATACTCCCGCTTTCAGCCCTGCAGGCCAGAGGATCGGACCTTCCGGGCCTTCCGGACCACGGACTGGCCGGGGTTGAAGGTGTAGGGGCGGCCCAGGGTGGAGAGCTTTTCCAGATCCACGCCCACCAGATTGACGGCCGCGCGGGCCAGGACTCGACAGTCCAGAGCCTCGTTCCTCTCCCGGATTTTTTTGTACTCCCAGTGAACCAGGCCGTTCCGGTATTTCTTGATTTTTTTCTCCGCGGTCAGCTGCTTGAAAAACTCCTCCCCGTACTCCTCCGACTTCGGGAAATGGCAGAAACCCGGCGCGCGGTCCTCGAGTTTCAGCCAGGTGAAGAGCTGGTCTTTCACCGTGTCCACGCCCACGGGGGCCAGCTGGGCCCCGCTTTTTTTCGTGTTCTTCGACATGGTCCCCAGGACCGGCTTCCCCGCTCCCGCGCGCCCCTGGCTGGAAAAGATGCGCCGGAATTCGCGCGCCTTCGTGTACCTGTAGACCTCATCCGTGTAGTGGCCCATGGCATCCTGCAGGGCTGCAGCCACGAAAAGGGCGGTCCCGTCTTCCATGGTGTAGGGGCTCGAGAGCACGCGGTCCAGGTCCTCCCAGACCTGGGGCTGGGTGGGGTTGCCGCGGATGATCTTCCGGGTGATCCCCCAGGACTCGAAGCCCTTCCCCCATCCCGCCACCTCCACCTCGAGGCGGTCGTCCTGGGTGTCAATCCCCGCGGTGAGGAGGAGGACCCCGTCCGGGACCTCTGCCATGTACTCCTCTCGCCTGCTGAAAAGACCGTCCCCGTCCACGGTCAGGCCGTCCACCTGCCAGGCCTCTCCCTTTCGGTTATTCGTCCAGGCCTTCATCTTGGCCAGGTTGCCCAGGGCGTTGATGAATTCGCGGACCATCTTCTCCCAGGAGAACCAGCCCAGCGGGGAATAGAGGGCGTTTAATCCGAAGGACGGGAAGGCGCCGGACGGGTTCGTGGCCACCCACCTGGCCCCGGACTCCCGGGCCATCAGCTCCGTCTTCAGGCTCTCCCGGTATTCATGCGCGCAGTGGGGGCACTTCATCCGCACGGTGGCGGGGATGCCCTTCCCCGCGGGGTCCTTGTCCCAGACCAGGTGTTCCCACTTCCAGGCGTGGAGCTCTCCGCACCATGGGCACGGGACCCGGTACTCCCTTTGATCCCCCTCCCGGTACTTGGCCGTGATCCGGCAATGGTCTTCGGTTCCAGGGGTGGAATTCCAGAACCTTTTTTTCCCGGGGAAGTTCTCCGTGCGTGCGGTGATGAGGTCACACGGATCCCCTTCCCCTTCGCAGTCCTCCACCCATCCGGAAATTTCGTCATTTAGGGCCACGCGGAGCGGCATGGAGCGGAGGTTCGAAGCGGAGTTAGACCAGCCGGTGATCATGCTCCCGCCTGGGAATTCCTTGAAAAATAGGTTGTTCCCGGTCATGAGGCGGTCGAATCCCATGGCCGCGAAAGACGGGTTTATCCGTTGTTTCGTGAATCGCTCCGCGGTCTTTTCCGTGGTCTGGAAGAGGCCCATGGGGCAGGGGTCATACTTCACATAATAGGCCGCGGCATTGATTAGGACCTCCGTCCCTCCGATCTGGGAGGGCTTCATGAAGGCCACATCCTCCGCGGGGTGCTGGGGGGACAGACAGTCCATGATCTCCACGAGGTAGGGGGTTCGGTCGTTCTGCCAGTTTCCAGATTCAGAGCTCGAGGTCTGGGGGAGCTGCCGTTCCTTTTCGGCCCACTGGGAGATTGTCAGGTCCGGGGGAGGGCGGAGCCCGGAGAGGAACCCGGAGAGGGCCCAGTCCACATTGGCGCCGGTGATCGGATCCCGGTCATCCATGGATCAGGTCCTCCATGGGCTGGGAGGTCAGGTCCCGGAGGGCACGGGTCACGCCCTGCCGGATGGCTTCCCGGACCGTGTGGGAAAGGTTGGCGCGCGTGATGATCTCCCGGGCCTGCTCTGCAGGAAGGCCCGCGGCCACTAGGGACTCCTCCACGGCGGAGACGATCTGGGGAGCTACCTGGGGAGGGATCCCGTTTAGCTTGTCCTTGATGGACGCGGCCAGGGAATAGGCCCTCTGGAAAAAGACCGCCTTGTCCAGGAGGTCCCCTTCCTTTTCCATGACCTTGAGCTGGACGAGGCGCGCCTGGAATCTCTCCTTTTCCGCGCGGCTCTGGCCTAGCTCCCTTTTTTCCTGGGCCACGCGGGTGAGGTCCAGCGGCCCCTGGGAGGGGTCCCACTTCGCACGCTCCACGGCCATGGCCTGGGCCCTCGAGTCCCCGGGGTTCGTGAGCGGGAGGTGGGCCACTGCTTTGGCTGCCTCCGCATCCATGCCCGCGGCGCGCTGCCCACGGGTGACGGAGGTCACCTTCCCGGCGCACTTGTTTTCTGTCCACTGCTGGACGGAGACCAGGCGGTGCAGATGGGGCTTCCCGTCCAGTCCGTCAAAGGTGTCCAGGCGTCCCGCCTCCACCGCTTTCTCCACCGCCTTCCTGGACACCCCCAGGAGATCGGCCAGGGTTCGCTGGCCCAGGAGGTCCCGCTCTTCGTGGGCGTGCTGGTGTCTTCCGTATCTCATGAGGGTCTCCCACTACATCTAGGGGCCGGCCTGGAGCCACCCCAGCCACCCACCGGGGGCCACCTTCCGAAGGTAATCACCCACAGCCACTAGTGGCTAATGCAACGGGAAAACACAATAGGCAGGCCCTCCTCGGGCCGAGGGCGCAACGCTTGCTCTTCATCTGAAGAACTATCAT